GGCCAGCGCGTCGAGGCGGGCGTTAAGGTCGTGCTCGCGCTGCTGGAGGGCGATGAGGTTATCTCGCACCGGTCTGCTCCTTTGCCGACCGGCATGGAGCAGACGCGGGACGCAAAAAGAGGCGGAACCCCAGACCGGCCACTAGATTTCTCTAGAACCTGTCCAGGACTCCGCCTACTTAGAAGCGCTGGTTTCCCTGGCTTTACATTCGCGCTGACGTGGGCCGAGAGGCTACCTGCGCGTTTGCGTGCTATTCAGTTGCCGTTACGGTAACACGTAACGTCAAGCGCGTGTCAAGCGCGAATGCTCCTCTGCATAGCTCGCAAGACAACCGAACGAGCAGAAGTCCTTGTCATGTTCATCGACGGTCTGATCGGTATATTTCACTCGCCTAATCTGAAACCAATCTTCAGGAGCTGTCATTAGATTCTTGACAGGGTGCTCGTCATTGCAATTGTCACAGGTCCAAATCGTCACTCTCTCTACGTGTGTGTAATGAATCTCCCGGTCATCGACGACTCTCACGAGCGCGCCCCTACTCGGTCACGGTCGAGTTGCAGCAGGTCGCGGTCGCGGGCAACCGCATCGGGGTCGGGAACTATCGCTTCTTCGAGTGAACGGCGCGCATAAACACCGTCCTCGATTTCGATCATTAATGGATCGGCCAGCGTTGCTTCTTTGTCCTGCAGGCTCCGTGTGCGATTCTCGTCCTCCACCACTACCTGACTCGTGAGGTATTCGAGTGCATGTTGTTCACTAGCCGACAAGGCGTCGGCCTTCACCCCCCGGCGCTGGACACGCCCACCGGACGCCAAGCGCTGGACCGTCTCGTCCAAGGTAGCGATGCGGTCGGCCATGCCCAGCCTTACCGCTTCTTGCGCGCCGACGACGCGGCCTTCGCCGAAGCCGTCGCGAACGGTCTGGACGCTGACGCCACGGCCGCGAGCGACGGCCCGGACGAACATGCCGTAATAGCGGTCGACGTCCTGCTGGAAGTGGTCGCGGGCATCGTCTGAGAGTGGAAAGTCGGGGTGTCCTTCCGCCTTGTACTTACCCGCCTTGATCAGCGTGGGCTTGACGCCTTCCATTTCGGCCATCGCGGAGAAATCGTAATGCACGCCCAAGACGCCGATGCTACCGACTTCGCCGCCCGGCGTGACGATTAGCTCATCAGCCTGAGAGCCGAAGTAGTAGGCCGCGCTGGCCATGAGGCTGTTAGCCACGGCCACGATGGGCTTCTGTTCGCGCGCCTTATAGACCTCAGAGGCCAGCTCGTCCGTACCGTAGACCGACCCGCCGGGCGAGTCGATATCGAGCACGATAGCTTTGACCTGGGAGTTGTTTGCCTGCTCGCGGAAGGCGGCGAGAAACTTGTCCGTCGATGTGCCGCCGCTCATTTCCTGCATCATGCTCAAGCGCTGGGCCATGACGCCGTAGAGGGGCAGCACGGCAATAGACCCGCCGCCGTTAGTCGGGACACTGGTAGCGGCGAAAGGCTCGACGCGGCCTTCCCATTCCAGCTCTTCGCCAGCCATCTTGGCACGCAGGAAGCGGTCGATGACGAGCGCCTTGCTGGGCATGATCATCAGCGGCCGGTCGTAGAACAGCGTCGCGACGTGGGCGTACTTCATGTTACCTGCCTCAGTTTCAGTTCGGCGATTTCTTCGCGCACGACCTCACGGATCATCGCCACCAGCTCCCGAGCCGTGACCATGCTCTTGCGGCCCGCGACCGCCACGGGTACCATCTGGCCGCCGCCCGCGTTCTGTAACTCTACGCGCTCCGGCTCGAACTGGCACTTGTCGTCCATATCGAGCACGAGCCCCACGATGGCCTGGACGCTGCCCTTGATCTTGGCGCCGCCGATCATCGGTACGTTATTGTTGCCGTTGGTCATTCTCCCGCTCCCTCCCTCAGCATGAGGCCGAGCAGCTCATCCGTCTTTTCCTGCTCCCAGGACTCGATGACACCAGCGCCGTTTTGCAACAGCCGCTCGCACCAGCCCGACGCGTAGCTGCTGGAGCTCGTAGGATGAACGTAACACTTTTCCGATATGCCCCGCGCCTGCTCGCTGTAGAACTCGCGCACCGCCTGCTCCCAGCCAGCGCCATCATCCGCATAGCGTTTCGCCAACTGCTGAACCCGCTGCGTCTCCTTGTGGACGATCTGGCGCGCCATCGCGGTCGCGTAGCCCTTGAGCCGCGGGTCGGCTGGCGGCAATAACGCTGCCTGACGCGGCACGGTCCCGCGCGGCGTTGGCTCCATGCCGGCCTCGATCATGTTCATAGGCTGCAGGAAGTCGTCAAGCTCGCGCGGTCCCTGGTTGAGGTTCTCTTTGCGCCGCACTTCCTGTCGGCTCATCCAGGGTCCGTTGCCGCCGACCGCGATCTGGTAAGCCTCGAAACGGCTCTTGATATCACCGCGCAGCAGGCCCTCGATGCTGAACTCACTGAAATAGTCGCCGCCCAGCGGTTGGACCAGTTGCTTGTTGATGCGCTTCTCGTAGCGGATGAACCAGGGCAGCATGGTAAAGGTGACGAAGCCAATCTGGTACTGCTGGACGCCGGTGCCCCAATTCGAGGTCGATTCTTGCTCACCGACCATGACGAGCGGCATGCGGAACCAGCGCGCCACGTCCGACACCTGCCACTGCTCGGAGGCTAGCATCTGCATATCGTTTGGGCTCATCGAGATGCCCTTGTACTTCATGTCATTCTCGAGAATGACGGTCTTGCCCGCGTTGGCCGCGCCGCCGTAGGTCTGCTCCCACTGCTTGCGCAGCCGCTCCGCTGCGTCCTGGTCCTTGAACGTGCCGGGGAACTCCAGCACCGCGCTGTGACGGCCGCCGTGGCGGAAGTTGCTGCCCGCGTACTGCTGCAAGGCCTGGCTGATTCCCAGCGTCTCGCGCGCGTAGTCCAGCACCGACAGCCCACCGCCGACGCCGGGGAAGGCAAAGACCTGCTCGGCGTTCAGCGTCTCGGTCGTGCCATTGATCTCGTTGCGCACCTTGTAGCGCTTGACGCCGTTTGGCAACCGCTCTTGCGTAACGCGGTCTGGGTGCAGGTATTCGAGGCTATCCACGGGGCCGCGCGGCCCGGGACGGATGCGCGAGTAGGACCAGCCGCGCATCGCCGTGTGGATCGTGTGCGTCTCCGTCCACTCGACCGATGTCTGGTCGTCGTTGGGGTCATCGCCGTGCAGCAAGGGCCAGAGGGGATGCTCCGGCGCCTGGTCGCGGTCGCCATTGGGTAGCCGGCGATAGACGAAGAGCGGGGCACTGAGTACGGATTCGCCGATGGCGCGCAAGCAGGCGAAGAAGGTCGAGACCTTGAGCGCCGTCTCGGCCGTGACCGTGAGGCCGGCACCGCTGACGCTGCCCACGGGGCCGTACCAGAAATCATCGTGAGGCGGGTAAGCCGCCGCCTGCGGATTGAACAAGCGGACCAGCAGGTCAGCAGTCATTGATGGAATATCAAAGAAAAGAGGAAGGCTAAGATTATTCCCACGAGAGCACCAGCAAATACCAGCCCTACCAGGTCAGTGGCGGCCAACGGACATCCTCAGCACCGTGACCATCGAGGCGCCCAGCAGGATGGAGCCTACGACGGTCAGGGCGGTTGCCGCGTCATACTTCATCGTCAGGCCCGCTCCCAGGCACAAGAGACCCGTAACGGCTATGAAGAATAAGCCGTTGTTCACGAGTATAGACCCTAGCCTTGACAATGCATTCATAAAGTGATGAAGCCGCGGCTCTCCATGAGATTCTCTTCGTCGCCCTCGTGCCGGCTGGCGCGGTCCAGCGCCATGACCAGACCCAGGACGCCGACGATGGGGCCGGGGCTCTTGGCGATGCTCGGCATGATCGCCTGCCCGGGCCCGTGTTGCGCGACCGTATTCGACACCTGCCAGCGCAACACCGGCTGCCCGCCGTGGCGCAGCGACTCGCCCTTGAGCAGCAATTCCAGCTCCTTTGCCGCCGCGCTCATGCCCGCGTAGCTCTGATGAAACGAGACGATATCGAAGCCGTCACCCATAAGCTGCGTCGTTAGCGCCGTGGTGTTATTGGCCAGCACGCCGACTTCTCGTATCTCGTAGAGGTCGCGCAGCCCCAGCAGCTTCTCCCGGATGGCCTCGTAATCGACTACGTTGCCCTCAGTGGCGTCGAGGTCACCGTCCGCGACCCATTGGCTTACAGGCACGTCGAAGGCCTCGGCCATCTCCTGCACGTTATCCTCGGGCAGCCAGAAGAAGGACAGCACATCGCCGCCGCCCTGTTCGTCGGGGAAGTAGAGTTGCAGCGCCGCCAGCCCCTGCGTCGATGGCGCCGCCAGCCCGGCGAAGCACGCTTTACCAGCCAGCGGCTCCGGCGGCGGCTTCGCTCCCTTCTCCCACACGTCGGCGCCAATCCAGCGCGTCACGCTCTCCGTCCAGACGCAGAAGTTGAGGCGCTTGACGATGTTGGCCTTGGCCGGCATCCCCAGAGCGGCCGCGACCTGCTGACGTAGGTATTTGAGCGTGACGCTGACGCCGAGGTTCGGGTTGGGCTTCTGCCAGACCGCTTCGTCCGTCCAGTCGTCGCAGTCCGCGCAGCCTTCTTGCGGCATCGTGTGGCCTTCGGCGTAGCACTTCTCGCAGGAGTCGAGGCCGCAGACGAAGGCGAACCACGAATCGTTCTCGATCACGCCTTCGAGGATGCGCACGCTCAACTCGTGGTGCTGATAGCAGACGCTCTGGCGGTCGTAGCCCGAGTTGGTGATCTCGATGATTAGCGCTTGGGTCCGGCCCTTGGTACCAGCGCCCATTTTGTCAACCACCAGCGACGTCGGATGCTCGTGGATCTCGTCGATGATCGCGCAGTGAACCCGCTTACTGTCGAGCGCCCGGTGCTCACTCGATACCGCGCGGAAGAAGCTGTTGGTCTGGTGAAACGAGATATTGTGTTCCTTGATGTCCAGACGCCGTACCAGAGCGGGCGACGATTCGCCCATCAGCTTAGCGTCCCGGAAGCAAGTCGATGCCTGCTCCCTGGTCACGGCCGCCGCGTAGACCTCAGCCGATGCCTCACCATCCGCCACCAGCATGTACAGCCCGATGCCGGCAGCCAGAGGCGTCTTACCGTTGCCCTTGGCAATCTCGATGTAGGCATCGCGGAAGCGCCGATAGCCATCGTTACCCTTCCAGCCAAAGAGACAACCGACGATGAAGATTTGCCAGGGCTGCAACGTGAAGGGCTTGCCCGCGTGCTCACCCTCGGCGAGATGGAGGAAGCCGAAGAAGGCGATGGCATCGTTAGCCGCGGCTTCCTCGAACCAGAGGCCGCGCTCGCCGCCGTTCTCCAGGTCGCGCAGATGGCGCTCGCAGGCGAGACGCACGAAGCGCCCAGCGATAACGGCGCCGGCAACAACGGATTGCGCGTAGAGCGTGACGGGATGAGTCGCGGCGGGCGCGGCGGTGGTCATGGGTTCGTGTTCCGATAACTGACCGGGACCATCGCCGCCGGTTGGCTTAGAGCGCGCTTTATGCAATCGACACAGAAATGCGGCCCGGCGGCGGCACCGAATGTTGAGGGTTGCGCCCAACCCGACGGGACGCTGAGAGTATCGCGCTCGACCTTCAGACCACAGCCGTCGCAGCGAAAGAGGACCGTCATGCTGTAACTCATGCCTTGTTCTTCTTTGCCATGTAGGCCTCGAAGGGGTCCTCTGCGCCAGCGGCCGGCGGCACCTTAATCCGGCTTCTGGACGTAGCGCCGGCGCCGAACTCGCGCAGGATGGCAAGCGCGTCCTGCAACGCGGCCTTGCTGATGGCGATCTCGGCCCGCGCCTGGTCGCCGTTCGATGGCGTCTTGCGCGTAATCGCCCTCCCAAGCTTCCTGACCGAGCGCCGATAGAGAGACCAGCGCTCACAGGCGGCAGCGATCATCGGCACATCCACGACGGATAGCACGCCGGCCTGAAGCAGCGGTGGCACAATCTCAGCCCACAGCTCCCGGCCGAAATCGTCCAGCCAGGTCGGCGATTCGGCGGGCGCAGGCGCGAACTGCGGCTCATTTTCGTTAAGTGGGCGATGGCCAGGGTTGTCGTTGAGGATGTGAATCCGCGTCGGTAGCTTGTTGTGGCCGCCGGACCTGCCGGGCTTACCGGCCACGGGCCACCTCGATTTGATGCGACGGTGTGTATGTACCGAAGGCGCCGCTCGCAAGCGATGATCGTTTTCGACTTTCGATCCGCCCTTCCCTTGCTCGCTTTCGTATCTCGCCCGCCGTCTTGCTGTTGTGGCAGGCCGCGCACATCGAACGGTAACGACTGCGATCGAAGAAGGCGTCGACATTGCCTCGCGGTGCTGGCTCGTGGTCAACCACGGTAGCTAGCCTACCGCACTGGACGCAGAAGGGATGAGCAGCAAGCCACGCCTTGCTCTCGTGCGTCCAGCGTGAGGTCGAGTAGAGCTGGTTGCTACGCTCGGCGCCTTCGAACGGCCGTCGTGCGGCGTGGACCGGGCAAGGCTGCGTATTCGGACAGCGTGGCTCCCGGCAGGGCGTGGCGGGCTTTGAGGGCATCTCTCTACGCCGTCTCTGCCGGCGCTGGCGTAGTCAGGGCATGAGCTTTCGCGTAGTCGTCGCGCCATGACTTGATGCCATCATCGTCAATCAGTGTGGGCGCATCGCCCTGCTCAACCCATTCGAACGCTGCGCCAAAGTTCTCTAGCCACTCCTCCATCGCGTCGGCTAGCGTCGCCTTCGCCCGCAGCGCCTCAAGCTCAGCCGTTAATTCCTGTTCGCGTTCACTGGCCGTTAAACCGCAGTGTTGACGTAACCAAGCTAACTCATACCTTTGACCAGCTATCACTCGTTCTGCCGCCTCAGCTCTCTCGGTAGCAGCCTTGAGCAGAGCCTCAAACCTAAATGCCGCTTGAGTTTCTGCATCTACAGCATCCTTCTCAGCAGCCGTCAGCGCAGCCTGGAGGGCGTTGAGATCATTGTCATATCCCATGTTAATTTGGCAGAGGGGACAGGGCCAAACCGTCGTACCGACATGCAATCCCCTGACAGGCATAGCCCCATGCCAGGCACACCTGAACCACTGCCCCCGCCGCCGTAGCCTGCGCGCCTGTGTCGTCGCTCATCATGGCCACTCCCTTAATTCATAGCGCGATAGCTCCGTCCACTCGATCTTTGTGGGGTTCATGACGCGCCCTTGAGTTTCTTGTAAGCCTCGTCCAGTTCCCTAAACGCCGCCGCGTCGCCACCCTGGACATCGGGGTGCAGTTTCTTCGCCAGCGTCCGGTAGGCCGCGTCGACCATCTCGGACGGCGCACCGCGTTGTAGTTGCATGATCTCCCAAGAGTCGCGCTCCGTCTTGCCCGCAGGCAGCGCCATGAGAGACTCACGCAGCGAACTTAGGGACCCGCGGGCTTCGGCCAGGCGCATGTCGCGGATATTCAGGTAGCAGCAACGCAAGTTCGTACCGAAGTCCTCCCATGCGTCGATACGAACGTTGATGCGGGCACCGCGCATTAGGAACACGACCGACGATTCGCGCTGGTTAGATCGCTGCATTGGCAGGTCGTAGTCCGTGATGATGCGGTCGCCAGCCTGTATGTTCCACTTGCGAAACTCGTCCTCGATGTCACGGCGGGTCACTGACGGGCTTGCACCACGCCGCGGGGTGTATTTGTACGCCATCTACGCCTCCTCAGCCTTCGTCACGGCTCGAGGGCCACGATGGTGACGGGGCAGTTGCCGGACCCGGGGCAGATGGCTGTGAGGCCTGCCTCTGAGAGGTCGATGGTGTTGAGGCCACAGCCTGGACAGGAGTCCTGCCGAATGACCACGAGGCACAGCATATCTTGCATCTCACGATCAGTCGCAAGGGTTCCGTCAGTGTGCCTTCCTGATCGACCACTATCAGGTCGCCCTTCTTCTCGTGCGCACACTCTGAGCCTTGTGCCGCAAGGCCATTCGCGGTCTCGTCCTGGGTAGGCGACGGCGGCGATGTCGAGCCGGCGTGACTCATAAACTCCGGCGCCAGCGCATCCGAGGGGCTGGCCGTTGTAGGACTCGCCGTAGTGAGTGGCCCAGCCTGCGATTCCAGCGCGTCCTCCATCTCCGCGTTGAACCAGTTCCCCCCCTCGTTCTGCATCCAACCCTGGTTCAGAAGCCATCCCTCCAGGTGGTTGATCCTCTTCGCCAAGCCTACCGTGAACCTGAGCTCGTTCTCCCATCGCTCCGCTGAAATCGCCATCTCGCCCATCCTCACTGACGCCCGACAGCACGAGCTCAGGCGCGTCAAGCCGAATATCCGGCTCCGGCTGATGTACCAGGCGCAGGGCCTCAGACAGCAGCTGCAGGTCGCTTGCGATCGCTCTTGTGTCATGGGCACTCCCTTCGTTCGAAGCTAGGACGCCCATCGCACATGCCACCGTTAGTAAGCCGGCAGCTCCGGGCAACAGACGTCTGGACCATGTCAGGGATCTCTCCTTCGGTCATCGCGGGGCTAACTCCCTCCTATTGGCCTCAACCTGTGCCACGGCGTATCCCCTATGCGTTCGACTATCTGCCCTGGTTCAACACTCCAACCCATCTTTTCCAGCGGCTCATGGCAAATCGGGCAACTCAAGGCGACCCTGCTACCGGAATGGCCACTACCACCTGATGGGGGAGGGGGTGCCTTATTCCCTTCTTTAGCGCTTATGGGGGAATTACTCACCCCTTTGAAGAGCGGGCCAGCGGCTTGAAAGCGATGACGGCCCTTCCACTCAGCTATGAGTAAGGCGAGTTCTGTAGCGTTCTCCCAGCTTGATGCCGCTTCGTCCTCGTAGTGCCACGAGAGCCATTGCAGGACTTCATCTGCTGTCGCGCGCTCGGCGATAAGCGTTCTCTCGAAAGCGCTGTTTTCGACTAGGGGGCTAGCTTGTTCTTCAGCCAGTAGAAGCAGGGGCTTCATTCCCTTGGTCAGGCGTATGCCGTAGATGATGCTCGGTGAGCCATTCTTGGCTTTGCTGCGTTCCTTAGCCTTAATGAAGCGCTTGCGCAACGCCTTGATGGAGCCGGGGCCTTCCAATCCGCCCGAGGGTCTAATTTCGTATAGCCGCCAAGATGTGCCCTTAATCAGATCCGCCATTTTCAGGCGCCAGTCGATGGCCATGCGTGAAGGGCCGCAATGCGGACAGAACTGATTGCCGCAAGTGATACGCTTACCAACCAGGTGATGAGATGGGCAACGGAAGGCAGCAAAGCGACGGCCACACTCCGCTACCTTGCGGGCTTTGTCGTAATCAAAGACCTCCAGTGCCGCTACTAGGCGCTCCTGAACAGCGTCCCGGTCGAGCAATTGAGGCAGTTGGTCTATGACTGAACCGACGGGTGTGGCGTGTTTCAAGAGATGATGGACGTCGCCCAGGAAGTCGGCTGCATCGCCGCCCTTTGGGGCGTCCTGCCAGCCGATCAGCCATGGACTTGTGCCTAACACCAGCAGCCGGGCGCTGATGCGCTCCATATGAGATGCGCCCATATCATCGCGGTCGGGCCAAAGATAGACCGTGAAGCGGATCAGCAAAGATAGAACGGCATCATTCGGTGTGGACTGAGCCCCGCAGGTGGTACTCACGGCCGCAAAGCCTCGCTCCCACAACGACTCACACGCCTTCTCGCCTTCCGTCACGATGACAATGTCGCCGTCATCAAGGGAGTCGAGTTTCTCGGTGCCATAAAATGGCAACGAGACAGAAGGACGGCCCTCAAGCGAAGCCGTCTTACCATCCACGGAGAACCATAGGAATTTCTTGTCAAGACTGCCGTCTTCGTAGACATAATTAAAGCGGCGATGTATGGCCTGCGAAACGCCGAAGCGATCCCGCACGATGTAGTCTCTCGTGCCGGTTAATCGCTTCTTGGGCTGCTGATTCTGGGCAGACGCTGCAGAGCGATTGCCAAGCGGCTTCGAGTTCGTCAATGCCCGCAAAATATTGCCAGTCTTCCGGTCCATCCTCTGGGCCGTCATCGATCCGGTGTCCGATCCAGACACCTTCCTTTCTAGTGCGCTCCATGATCCTGTGCGGGCAGACCAGCTGTTCGCCGAGCGTTTTTGCCATGAATCGAAGCTCCCTATTCCATGTGTATCGCCACAATCGCAGCGGCCTTCAAGCCGATGCCGGTAACCCCACGCACCTTGACGCAGTGAACCCGCGTATTCCTCGCGGTCACAAATTGCATATTTGCCATCCGCCGACATATAGCCCCAACAGCGCACGCCGGCGTGCTGACGTGCCGTTCGGTGACCGCCGCAAATAGGGCAAGGAAAGTCACGCGTAAATCTCTGACTGGCTGTTACGACCATGACGGGGGAATGGCCTTTCTAATGCGTTAGATGCGCTTCCAATCGGCGGCTTCTTGCGGCGTGCAACAACAGTCCCGCCGCCACCGGAGAACGTGTCGAAGCAGACGGGCCTGCTCATAGCAGGCGCCTCGACGTGCCCTCTTCGGCCATACGCAGGTTACGCACCGCTACGTCGAAGTATTCCGGTTTCAGCTCAACCCCCACAAAGCGGCGGCCATGCTTGATCGCGACGTGGCCGGTCGAGCCGATGCCGGCAAAGGGGTCCAGTACCGTCTCGCCGGGGTTCGACCAAAGACGGATGCAGCGCTCCAAAGTCCCGAGTTGCAGTGGCGCAATATGGCGTTCGTCGTTCGCTTTTGACGGCGCTTGCAGCGTGTCGGTCTCGCGGATGCCGTACCAGACCGGTCGCGCCCATTCGATCCACTGGTCGTCCGTCATGGGTTCCTGGTCGATGGCGACAGCGGGGTCTTCAATGCCCTTGCGGAAGGTGAGGATAAAGTCGGCGATAGCGGGGCCTATCCAACTACGGTCCTTACGCTTCTGAACGAATAGCAGTGCCTTGGAGTGAGTGCGGATGGCCTGCGCCTGTGGGTCCTTGTCGATACAGACTTCACGGTGGTAATAGAAGCCGTGCTTGCGGTAGTGCTCGATCAGTTGGCCACGAAAGTCCTTGAGTCCGATCCAGCCGTCGAGTACCTTCTGCGCTGCTATCTGGGCGCAATGAACCGCCATCAGGCGGCCGGGTTTCAGCACGCGGTAAAGCTCGCGGGTGATGAAATCCATGTGCTCGAAGAACTCTGCCGGCGTGGCGCAGTTGCCAAGGTCGCGCTCGGTCGGCGAGTAGACATAGAGCGCCTGAAAAGGCGGCGAGAACACCATGAAGTCGATGCTCTCATCGGGAATGCCCGGCATGACTTCGGCGCTGTCGCCGCAGTAGAGCACAAATCTGTCGCCGTTTACTTGCTCGATTACTGAGGTCACTTGATGACTCGCAATTGATTACGCCTATCTGCTGCCTCAGCGCCATCACTACCAGCCCAAAATAGGGCTTCTAAGATGCGCTCCGGCAAGGCGTTATAAAGACGCTCCGGTAGCCGACTCGTAAACCAATAGGCGATGCGTGAAAACATCAGGACACCCCGATCCATGCAGGTAGACTCATGGGCTTGCCGGCGCTGTATTCGTAATCGATGTGAATCTGGCCCAGCTCGGCCCGCTCGTAGGCCGCGACGTGCTTGACCAATTCGCGCGCCATCTCTTCGGCCTCACGCTCCTTGCGGAGGACGTTCCAGTAGATTTCCTGCTCCGGCTCCGAGAGGACTACGTAAGCCTCTACGGGCTCGCTCTGACCGAAGCGCCAGCAGCGCCGGACCGCCTGGTAGTACTGCTCGTAGCTGTCGCCGAGACCGACGAAGGCCATGCGCGCACAGTTCTGGAAATTCATGCCGAAACCGGCAATCGTAGCCTTCGTCACCAGAACTGCATCCCGCGATTCGCAGAATGCTTCTAACTTCTCGGCCTTCTCTTCCGGTGACTGACTACCCGTAACTTCGATGGCTCGCGCGCCTATCGTTCTGGCAAGCGCCGCGCTCTCGTCATTGAGGCCGCACCATGCGATGAAAGGCTGGCCAGCATGACCGTCGATTAACTCCGCCGTCGCATCGACGCGAGCCACCAGGGTCTGGCGTCTGACGGCCGTCCGATCCTGTATACCGTGCAGTTTGTCGGGAAACAGCCGCCCCGAGAGCTGGACATCGGCCTGCACTATCAGCGGCTTAATCGATAGTGGTGTCAGGTTGTAGCCTTCGTCCTGGTAGCCGAGGTCCGAGGGCTTCTTGAGCGACATTCCCCAGGATGCCAGCCAGCGCCAGAACGTCGGCCGTGCATGATTCTTGAGACGCCAGCCCGAGGCCCGCGCGTCATCTGATTGATGAGTGAAGAACGTCGCAAGCACGTCGCGGCGCGGCATTATGCTCAGGAACGTTGCGTGGTTGGTTATCTCCTGAATGTCGTTTGGCGCCGGCGTCGCGGTACAGCACAACAACCAGGGCGTTCTCTCGAAGCACTCAATCAGCCGGTTGCGGTAGACACCTTCCGTCGCTTTGAGGATGCTGGACTCATCCAGCACGATGCACTCAAAGGCACCAGGGTCGAAGCGGTGCAGCATCTCGTAGTTGGTGATCACGGTCTGGTAGCCGCGTACATCGTCCTGGCTGCGCACATAGGGCACATCGAGGTCGATGGCTGCGGCCTCCTTGACCGTCTGCTTGGCGATGCTCAGGGGTGCCAGGATCAGCCCACGCTTCTTGCTTAGGCGAGCGAACTCCAGCTGCTGGCGCGTCTTGCCCAGGCCCGCATCCTCGAACAGAGCTGCCCGTCCCTTGGCCAGAGCCCAGCGCGTCATATCGCGCTGGAAGGGGAAGAGCGAGGCGTGGATGTGTTCAGGCTCGACCGCGATGCCCGTAGACGGCGCCGTCATGCGCTTGCCGGCCAGGAATGCAGCGTAGTCGCTCACAGCCCCGCCCTCGCGCGCCCGTCTGCCCGCCCTGCCTCCAGGCGTAGCACGCGCTCTACCTCGCCCGAGAGCCAATCACTAGGCCGCCAGACATAGGCTGCGGCGCCGCCTGCCTCAAACGCAGCCAGCCACCTTGATTGATCCGGCGTTAACTTCCCGCCGATCACCTTTAGTTCAGCCGCCAGCAACCGCCCATGCCCTGCAATCACCAGGTCAGGAAAGCCCACATCGCCCTGCATCGCCGTACGCCAGCCGTGGGCCGTGCGCGCTGGCCGGAAGTGGGCGACGCGGTAGCCCAGGGCCTGTGCCAGCTTCACGACGTAGCCGGTCAGCAATTGCTCGCTCATCGACCTCGCGATCAAGGTCTGCGCTTTGTCGGCGGGGATGGTCTGCGTCATCGGCGGGGGAGCCGTTCCTCTCTGCGCTACTTCTTGGGCACCGTCACACTCGGGCTGCGCTTGCTGCTGAGACGGAGCCTGTAGGGGCCGACGCGGTACTCCCCCTCGTATGGTCCGTGCTGCTCGATGTAGTCCTCCAGATAGCCGCGGGCGTCCTCGTAGCGCGTCTTGGCTTCGGCTCGCTCTTCAAGCAACGCCAGTAGATCCGGGTTGTCCAGCAGCTCTTCGCCCAGCCGTAGTTGTGGGCCTATCTTCGTCGCTGCGACCATTACGCGTTCCTTCCTTCCTCTGCATCGCGTCGAGGGCTGAAATTCCCAGGCTACAAATCCCTTTAAGGCCCCCGCCGCGTGTGCGGCTGTAACACACAAAAACCCAAGGGCAAACTCACCTGCAACCTTCATCCCTCGACGCGACGGCGCAAGCCCTCTCCGCCTGCGCACGCCGCGACCAGTAGCCTTAATAGATGACCTTCAAGTCCACGGCTGGCGCGAGCGAGTAGCCTGGCTTTTCGTCAGTCGGCGGACGGCTCTCGTAGTGAACGTCCGTCATGACCTCATGGACGGCATAGCTTTCATAGCCAGTAAGCATCGCCGCTAACTCGGCATCCGGGATCACGTAGTCAGATGTGAGTGTTTCTTGATGGTTGGCTGCCCAACCACGGATACGATCCGCGAGAGTGGTACCTGAATGGGATTTTTGAACTACCTTCACGAGTACGTCACCTTTGGCAAGTGTCATTTGACGGGGATTTCCTTTCCTCAGCCCTTTGGCTGGCTAAACGAGCGCCCCTTGCGCCGGCTGCTCGGCGGGCGGCGCGTCCTGCACGTCACCGCAGAGCAGGCACGTCAGCAGCGTCGTGTCCTCGTTGAAGGCGTACTCGTGGTCGCAAGCCGGAGACGTAGTACCAGCCTTGGGCGTGGTATCCGCACCATTCCCCACTCCCTCAACTGCTCCCGCGCTCGCGCTTACAGGCGTCTCCGGCTTCTCGCTGAGCAGCGCTATGACCGCGCATGCTTCGTCGTAGCTGAGGACCTTCGTGTCGTTGCTACCCGCCCCAGGCTGGGGGAAGGCGCGCGGGTTGACCGCTCTCACATTCTCGATGTTGTGATGGCGTGGGTTCCAAACCTTGGCGATGGCCTTGCGCTGCTCGTCCGTGATGGGCGGCGAAGGCGGCTCTATCTCTCTTGCCGTGCCCTCGATGAACCCCGCTGGCTGCTCGGGCTCCGCAATCTCGTCGTAATCAGCAATGGGACCGGACGGCAACTTGCCCATCTGTGCAGGGAAGGCGCGCCGGTAAGCCAGGGCTTCGGCGCACTTGGCCAACTGCTCCGGTCCCATCGTCTTCCACATCGCATTGCCCTGGTTGTAGGCATCGAAGCGACAGACTGCCGTGAAGGGACGCGGGATACCACGGCGCCAGACGGCGACGCGGGCAAACTTCGGCTTCTCGTTGAAGGGATAATCGAGCCACTCAGTGCCATCGTCGGACCATTGCGGCCCGTCCATCCCCTCAAACAGTGCGGCGCCATCCTTGTCGATAAGCCGATCCCGGATGGCCCGATAGCCGTCGATCCCCACCTGGATGGTCAACTGCTTTTCGTACTTCGGATTCTGCGACGTGCCGACGTTGATGTTGCGCTGGATGGCCCATATCTGTTTCAAGAAGGGGTTCAGCCCGACGTCCTGACAGGCGTAGATGAAGAGCTGGAGCTCGGAGTCGGAAGCCCCGCGGCAGATCGTGTTCTTGAGCGTCTTCTTGTGCTCTTCTGTAAACACCATCGGCGGCGGCGTGGCCTCGTATTGGGTAACTGCTGTTGTCATCACATACCTCCCTGTGTCTTTAGAGTGCCAGCATCCCTCTGGCCCGTTGTACGGCTCGCCCTCGCAGCCTTCCCCGTCATGCACGACACGGCCCTCGGGCGTCACGGTCATCTCGTAGCGATGTCCTGGCCTGCTCCGGCTGCGCAGCGGGAAAACATCGCCGGGCTTGAAGGCCAGCGCCTCGGCCAGCGGACGGCTGGCGGCATGAAAGGCCCGGCGGCGCATGGCGGCGTTCATTCGCTCGGCTCCGGTGGCAGCGCTCGGCGGGCGTACGGCACGAGGTACTTCAGCGTCTCAAGGCGCTGCGACAGCATCCATGCCTGATGCAGCGGTCGCGTCGCGTGAGGCGTCCAGTACGTCCATCCGCCGCCCACAATCCACTCGACCAGTTCCGTCAGTGTCGCGAAGCCTTCACCTTTCCGATAGCGCGCCCGGCTCTTGCGGTTCGATGGCGATCGCTCGTGACGCAGCAACTTACGAGGCGGCGGCGGGCAGTCGCAGTCGAAGTAGGCGCCGCAGGTCGGGCAAAGAGATGGAATGTCGAAGGGCTTGATGTAGCCGATGCCCTCTAGGTACTTGCGGGCGTAGCGCTGGCTGCGCGTCTCGGTGGTCACTGGGAACTCGCCCCACGAAACGTCGTGTTGCCCGCCGCCCTACCAGAGCGAGCCTCTTGTTCCCTAAGATCGTCTCGCGCCTTTTCACAGTGCCTAGCGCAGTAGCGGTTAACGACTGCATTCCACTCGTTATGCAGCGTGAAGTCGGCGATGCGCTTACAGCCCAACTGTCCACAGATCGGTGCAGAGATCACTACGAGGTAGGCCATCACTGCCCCGCCTCGTCTAGCCAACCCTTCATCGTGGCGTTCAACGCCGGCAAGCCGTTGTCGTCGCGCGCGGCGTCGTAGCCACCAGCGTCGCCCGCCAGCCGGCGCTGCGCCTTACGCGCGCGCTCCTCCGCGTCGGCGAGCATCTGCGAGTCATAAGCAATCGTTTCAAGACACGACTGCACGTAAGCCTCGTCGAAGTCGTAGCGGGTGCGCTTGCGGTCAATCCAGGGGTCGCGTTCGCGCTCAGGCATCGACGTAAACCTGCAATTGCTCGGCTATGTCATCAGGAATGTTCCATAGGCCAAGCGCACCCCTGCACGGAATAGGCGTGGCCAATCTCGTTATGAGTTCCGTCTTAAAGGCCCAGCGACCCCAGGTGAAGTCGCCATAGCGCCGTTCTAACGCGGTGACTTCAAGGTCTACATCCTGGGTTCTCTGAACATCGACCAGCCTCACCACGCCGACGATGGCAGAGCGGATGATCCGTTTCTCTAGCCGTCCGAAGGCCACTTCTTCACTGGCAAAGTTGTATGCCCATTGCGGGAATGCCTTTGCTGCATGGATGGCTAACAGGCCGCGATAAGCGCTGTACCAACTACGCGTCTCGTAGATCTTGCGAGTCGGCGTTTCCTGCACGAGAAGCGTTGCCCACGGCTGCGTAAGACTCAGTCCCTTCATCGCACGCCTCCCACCTGCAACACCACCGCCAGCAGCGCCACGCCCAGGCTGACGCCCAGCAGCACGCTGTTGTAGAGCGCCCACGTATCAATGCGGCGCCGGACCTGCTGCCTGCGTGTCGGGTGCCCCAGGGCGAGGCCGTGGGCGGCAGAGACGTAACGCAGATTTTGGTCTGGTGTTAGTGCGCTCACGACCTCACCCCCACGGTCAGCTGCACTTCGCCCGGCACCGGCATCTGCCCCTGGAGCGCCAGCAGCGCCGCACCACGCGAGAGGTAATCGAAGTGCACATCGTCGCCGGAGAGCCAATAACGGAAGCCCGTCAGGCCCTCGATGACGTCATGGCGCGACGGCCTCGAATACGCCACGCCCATCCAGAGGGCGTAGGCATAAGGCGTGTTCTCAAGGTGGCGCCACTTCGACGGGAAGGGCGAGAGCGCGATGGTCGTCTCGTGGTCGCTGGCCTTACGTGCCTCGCGCTCCAGGGCTGCGAGCACGAGCTGCGCGACCGAGGCGTCCAGGAAGACCCCGGGGGAGGTCACGACGCCACCTCACCACGGGCGGCGGCGATGAGAGCGCGGCAATGCGCTAGATGTTCATTCGTGATGGTGAACTCCCACGCAATGTAGCCCTCACCTTGATGACCGAAGCCATAGATGATTTTCACCAGCGCCTTCAGCAACTCCGGCGCGGCCGCGATAAGGCGGGCGTTAGCGAAAACTTCAGCTATAGGTATGAGCTGTCCATTGTCCAGCACACCCGCTATCTGAGAGTGCTCTGGACTACTGATGTAGAGAACGCCTGGGAAGAAATTAATGTCCTCATGTTTCCACGGTCCAGGTGTGTGCTTGCCTACTGTCGTCTTCTGCGTCATGCTGTCCTCGCTTGCCGGTCCGTATTCCCGGCTGGCTCATGCGTCCCGCTGTCCCTTAACGGCGGGGCGCTTCTATTCCTTCAACTCAATGAGTGCTGCGAGCAGCTCTAGTGGTTTCTCCCAGGGATCGGCGGCCCAGGCGGCGTCACTGGCGGCGGCACTGGCGGCCCAGGCGGCGGCACTGGCGGCCCTGGCGGCGGCAATGGCGGCGTCACTGGCGGCCCAGGCGGCGGCACTGGCGGCGTCACTATCAGTAATTGGAGCAAGACTCAACAGTTTGTCCGCCCATTCATCGAGTCCAGCCGCTTTGAACGCCGCTACTGCAAAGACACGCACGACACAGTCGGCACAGAGAAGTGCACGCTTCTCAGATGGGCAGCCATTCTTGGTCGCAGCTAATTGGGGAATGAACGGACGCAGGCGCCAGCGCTCGTTATCGGGCATCACATCGTTCAGAGCGCGCGCATAGTGAGCGACTACGGGATCGGTGCATTCCGGCGAGTCAGAGAAGGGCAACCCAGCAAAGATACTCACCCACTCCATGACACAGGCGCCGTCCTCGGGCGATGAATGGGAGCCGTGTTTGATCTCGATTGTTTCAATGTTCAACGTTGTCATGCCCTGCCTCTCTGCTTATTGCGTCTGCACCTTCAGGCAGTCGCCCGATGCGGCTGCAGTTCTTCCCGATGAATGGTCCAGTCGCGCGGCGCGTCGATGCTCAAACTCACGGCCGGCCAGCGATTCGGTGGCCATGCAATGTTGGCGACTCGAATACGGATCACCTGACCGTCAGAGGCCGTGATTACCACGTCCTGGTCAACCTTGCGCTTGAGAATCAACGCCACGTCAGGCCTCCCTCGCGCGAGTGGCTGAGAATGCTGCTGCTGCTAATCGTCCTGCTTGCTCGACGGGCGTTTCCTGCCATATCCAAATAGTTTTAGTTGCCGAGTCTGATTTGACCTTGAAGTTCAGTCCTCTGCGTTTCAGCGCTTTGCGAATTGAGAAGGCAACGCTGTCGAGTTGCTGACGTGTTGTCGCATTCCCATTACGATGGCTTACCTGGAGACACCAGCCAGAGGTCACTTCCTTTTGCAGGCGTTCGATTAGGTCGTCATAGTCACCCTTGCGCTGGAACACAGGCAGTTGGTCAATGGGCCTCACGATGAAGTCATTCATCTACGCCTCCCTCGCGCACCAGCGCCTGTAGGCGCTCGGCGATGCGGCGCTGCGCCCAGCCCGAGAGCGTGTCGTAGTCGCGGTGTATCCCCGTCACGGCGGCGGGAGTATCACTCCCCAGCGTCCCCGGCGCGCCTTCCCCAGGCGGGATGGATTGAGAAACGGCGCTTGCCGTGACGGGGGCGATTGGGTGGGATAGCTGATGGCCCCGTACCCCTACGGACTCGCGCGCGACGTCAGGCCTATTTCCATCGTCGCGACCATCAGCGTTCCCATGCGCATCGCAGGCCGGACGGCGCGAGAGGCCGTCGGTCAGCGGTTCGGTGAGCTCGTGAGTTAGGCAGAACCCGGTAAGAGGGACGTAACGATTATTCGGACGTGCAGTAGGTTCGTCCGCTATATGATATGTCAACCGGCCAGCACCAGCGTTTGAATCAGTGTGAGGGCTTGAGCTCTCGTTATGCGGAGCCTGCGTTGTAGGACTGCCTCGCTTACCCAGCCGTAACGTTCCTGGAGAACTGCCGCGCGAACCAGTAAGTTTAGCCACTACTGAGGCTCCTTTCCCGGCACGACAGCTAAGCGTCGTGGGCGGGAACCACTCTTCTCTCCAGTATTCCAATGGCGTGTGTTGCAGTCCGGACATTGCCGAGGCATCCTATCACCCCGTCGCGTCCATTCCCAGCCGCACACCAGGCACTTCAGACGGTATGGCAATTCGGTCGCAGTGGTCATGCGCCATACGCTAGCGTCAGTGATGGTGAGTCGTCAATAGATACTTACTGCCATCTTCCTGACAGTTTGGAGGGCGGTGGGCTCGACTACATGCGGCAGTTGCGTTTCGGGGTGTAACGAAAGAACGCGCGCGGGAGTTATACGGACATGCGGGCCGTCGCCATCATGCTTGTCACTGGCCTCTTGCTGGCCTGTAGTGGCGGCGATAATGTGAAGCCCATCACGGCCACGCCTCTCCCCACCGCAACACCAGACTCAATACAGGCGATTCTGGACAACTTCCGCGCCTCATTCCGAGGCCAGATTAATAGCGCTCAACCAAGCTGGCGAATCCTATGCAGTGAGATGAGAGGCTTACCTGCGACTTCCGTGTGGGCTTATTTGGCAGCCCGTGGCCGAAACGAAGAAGCCTTTCGCGCAAATCAGTCGGATACTGATACTGGCCGCGTCGTCCTAGAGGAGTGCGAGCGGGCCTTCGGTCGCTAAAAGCTTCCTTTAGCTCGGCGCTTCTGGCCCATCCCCGACACCGAAGACGCGGAAGAAGCCGTCAATCGTGATGGTTGACGCGCCCATGATCATCGAGGCGCTTAGAGCGCCGCCGAGGTCCAATCCTGCGGCAATGGCGATGGGCACCCAGGCCGTGACCAGGCCCTTGAGGAAGAGCCGGAGGTTGTTGGTGTTGAACTTCGCGAGCATATCTAACCTCCCGGCGTCGGCGGCTTGGCGCCTCTATATTTCTGCAAAGCCCGCTGATAGAAGCCAGCAAGATTCTCCCAATCACTCTCGTTCTCTTGCCAGGCGATCAGTCCTTTGAGCGGTGTGTAGGCACAGGAGCGCAGGTCGTTAGCATGAGCAACGCCGTCGTAACTAAAAGCAATTTCTTGGGGCATCCGCCCGGCACAGAACCACGTCTGGCCTGGTTCAGGGGTGCGGATATCTCTGTAGCTGCCATCTCTGAGGTTATGCAATGGCGTGCAACGCGGTTCAGGACACAGCCAAGGCCGAGGCATCGTGGCCAGTGGTTCCGGCAGCCGCGCTTTCTTATCGGCGGCCACCCGCCTCGCAATAATTGAACGCCTGATATGACCCATCACGACGGCGGCGCCTGGATGGTCAGTGGCCACGTCGCGCCAAGTGTGAAGTGGATATCGACCTGGCTGACACTGCCGAGAATGCGTCGCAATGTAGCCTCGTCATCGTCAGGCGGCGTCACAGGCTCAACGCTACCGAAGTCGGCTTGCATCATGAGACTGCCGGGACCGTCCGGCGGAGCCTTGCCATGACCGAGCAGATAATTAACCGCCGCGAGCCGTGATAGTCCCCCGGCTCGCAGGAGCGCCACAAAACCGGCGACGTGAGGACATGACATCGACGTGCCGCTCATAGCCGCGATGCCGTTCAGCGTGTTCGCCTGAGCTGCGTCGATGCTGACGCCATTGGCACCCAAACGGTTCGGGTTGCTCCAGTTACGACCCGATGTGAAGGCGGCCCAGGCGCGGCCGCGGTCGTGCGCCATTACGATCAGATCCGCCGCCCTTGCTGGCGAACCTATCTGCGCGTTAGGCGTATTGCCCGCTGCCACCACGACGACTGCGCCGAGAGCTTTAGCGTAGTCACAGGCCGAGTCCATGACCTGAGAAGCGCCCCCACCCAGACTCAGATTGATGACGTCCGCCCCCGCTTCGGCAGCGGCACGGATGCCGTTTGCTATTTGTGATTCGGAGCCGGACCCTGAATCAGATAGTACCTTGTAGGCCAAGAGGCGCGCCTTGGATGCAACGCCCTTGTTGCCGCCAGCAGTCGACGCCACATGCGTCCCGTGGCCGTGACCGTCCTGGAGGTCACCTGAGAGCTGCACCCCCTGGAAGAAGGCATGACCGGGATAAATGCCCGTATCGCAGACAGCAATCGTCGCGCCTTCGCCGTTCTTGCCTCGCGCCAGCACGTCGGCATTGACGCCGTGCAATGCGAAAGTATCGCCTACCGCTTCGATGTCAGCCTGGAGACGTACGTCGGGGAAGCCGAGCACCTGATAGTCCGTATGCTCGACACGCCAATCGACCCATTCTTGGGTGTGCTCGTTCATAAATTGCCCGATACGGTTCACGTCCCATTCGTCGGGCAATGTGACGATCGCCTGCCGGCTGTCTGGCAGCGAGAAGGCTATCGGGTAGCTGTGCCAGGTGTCGCCTGTGTCGAGCGCGAGCAATCCGGGCAACGCGCGAAATTCGACCTTGATATTCATCTGACCTCCGGGAGCGTGTCCCAATAGCTAGGCCGGCTCAGCACCGGCAGCGTGGCGACGAAAGAGCCGTCTAGGGCACGGACCTCCATCGCGTCGCCGACTTCGTAGACGTGGTAGTCGTTGAGCGTGGCCCACTCGAGCAGCGTCCTGCCACGTAGATTCAGCAGCTCGTCTCGTTGCTGTTCGTTCAAGCCATCTCCCTCCTGGAGATCCCTCATCAATGCATCCCATGGGAAGCCCGCGCCCGGGTCGCTGCGCTGGTTACTCACCTGGTAGTGACCGATGATGTGCTCGCGATCCAGCGGGATGCCATAGTGGCCGCAGCGGTGGCGGATAAGAGCGATCAAGCTCGCCCACTGCGCCGGCGTCAGCGTCTCGTGAATCGTTGCCGCGCGGCCCTCGATCTCGATGCTAAACGACTGCCAGTTCAGGCTCGTGCTCGGGTCCGCCCAGGACGGGTACGGCTTGCCCTCGACGCCGTTGGCGATCGCCATGCAGGACTCCGGCACCAGCTGGTAGACGTCGCCATCGTTGTCCAAGTAATAGGTCGTGCTCGCCTCGCGGTTGGGCTGGGCAAAGAAGGCCGGCGTCGATTCGACATTGTCTGCCGGCTCCTCCGGCGTGTGCAGCACGCAGCCCCGCGGCCGGTTCGGCACGCCACCGTGCCCAGCCGGCGTGCGGTAGTTCGTCTGGTGAGCTGGATACACGATGGCCAGCGGGTAGTCCGGCGCGAAACTCGGGTTGCTATTCGGCGGCAGCGGCTCCGACGCCATCAGCCGACAAGGAACGCCGCGAAACAGATCGCGATGCCGAGTATGGCTTCGTCGGCATCGTCTAGCAGATCGACACCGAATGCAGCCAGAACCAACACGATGATTCCGACCAGCAAGATGAGCGAGCGAGCTCCAAGTGTCATCAAATCACCCCCATCTGCTTGAGTATCCAGGCCACGACCGTGATGACGGCACCGCTGGTCAGGAGACGGAAGGCCTCGCGTGAGCCGGTCCATATCTGCTGCCAAACGCCGCGCCTCGTTGCCTCGACGCGATCCATCGTCTCGTGAAAGCGCTTGTGCGTTTCGATCTGCTGCAACAGGTCTTGGTCCTGAGAATGCCCCAGGACTGCATTGGCCGAGACTTCTGCCTTTAATTCGGACAGCGAGTTCTTGGTGTCACGCTTGAGTTCGTCGAGGCAGTCATCGACGTGCATGAGGGCGTCGATGATCCATTGCTCGACCAGCGAACCTGCTGGCGGCGGCGGTACGCGGATGGGCACCCTAGCAGCCATCCTGCGAGTGCGTTTCTGAGTTAGTCGCGTCTGTAAACAAAAGACCCGCCTCAACAGGAAGCGGGCTGTGCGGGCTTCGGTGGCTAGACGGGCGGGCTTTACGGGCGGACCCTTGACTGAACGTTACTTCGTCGAGTCTACCACTCCCAGCTTTTCAGCCTCTTCGCGCTTCAGCGTCACGGTCACGGTCTGCGTCTTTAGACGCGCCTCAATGGCCTTGACTTCCAGGAGCCGGGCACGGCGCACCTCCAGCCAGAAGGCGCGGTCGGGGTCGTGGTTGGGATTCATAAGATTGCCTATGAGTTCAGCAGACCGAGAATTTCTACACGTGTTGACGTAGGCCAGCCTTGGTTCGGCGCGGTAAACTGCGTCACAGTCCAGGCACCGGTAGGGGCACTGATTCTATAGAGTTGCCCCAAGGTCGGGTCTATATCGTCGGTAGTTAAGGCCCAGAGTTGCCCGTTACTGTGGACTAATCCATAGCAAAGAGTGTCGGGGATTGAAGCTATAAATGCTTCCCAAGTCACCCCGTCCGTGCTGCGCCTGAACGTTCCGTTGTTAGCGGCGTCATTGTTGTAAAGCGCATAGCCGAGAAACGCATAGCCATCTCCGTAGGCGATAGCCTTGGGATTTGTGCCTACGAGATCCTCTACCAAAGTCCAGGTCGCCCCGTCATCATCTGAGTAATACATGGCACCGTCGCCTAAACCGGCACCGTGTGAATAAGTAACGAGCAGCCGGTCGAGGTTCTCCATCCACACGGAGTGAGGGAAGCCCTCTGCTGTTAGGGCAGAGACGTCCACCGTGGCCCATGTCGATCCGGCATTAACCGTCCTGAGTGCGGCCATGACGCTGGCAGCGCCGGTGAGATTGGCATAGAAGAGTACGACGCGATTCGAGTCCGTGGGATGGGGCGCAAACTGATACACCGCGTCGTTGGCATCGCCATGCGTATAGGCCAAGGTCCAGTTGGCCCCGTCATCATCAGAGTAATAGAGCTCGAACGGAGCATTGTTGCTGGATAACCACAATCTGCTTCCGCCGCTAGGCGACGGACCCAAGGCCAAGGCCTCTGAAGCAAAACTGTTCGGCACGGCCACCGTGTCCCAGGAGACGCCAACATCCAATGTGCGCGCCAGGGTTGTTTGCCCGCTGGTGACATAGAAGGCCCTCGCGCCGCGAAATGCTAATTGTCCAAGGGCTAACCGATTAGCTCCTGTGTGTGCACTCCACGAGTTGGCATTGATGTCGAATTTTTGCCCGGCAAAGCCTGCCCTTGAAGGAGTGAACAAGCTGGTTACAGTGGGAATAGTGCCCGGCGGCGGCGCGACTGGCAGCATGATGATGTCCGGCGGCGGTATCTCTGGCCCGGATTCGTCATCCGTCGTGGGGTCATCGCAGCAGTCCTCAGATGTGCCCGGTCCCCAGTCGTCGCCACCATCCCAGGGGTCGTAGGGATCGCTGTAGCCCGTGTTGGTCGGTGGCAGGATTACCGTGTCCGGAAGGTCGGGGATGTACATGTTGATCTCAGGCGCGACCAGCACGAAGGATACCTGACGCACGCCCGACGGGTCGCTCTGCTCAATGCGCTCGCTGACCAAGAAGATGCGGTCCTCGTCCAGAAAGGTGATGCCGCCCGCCGAAGCCTCAGCCACGCCCGTGTACTGCAAGCGCATCGAATCGCCGGGCAAGGCCCAGACGTGTGCGCCATTGGCGACAGGCACCGTGACCTCGATCATCTCCGCCTTGCGCCGGAGCAGCTCGCCCACCGCGATGGCGTAGAGCACGTTTGCCGCGGCCTGACGCGTGGCCGCGTTATCAGAGGGGTTCTTGACGTCCGTGCGCACCAGGTAGAGCTCGACAGCACCGTAGCGCGCGATGCTCTGGGTGTCCTCGACGTAATACTCGAGTTGGCCGTTGGCCTTCGTGCGGCTCAGCACCGTGTAGGGTGATGCGGTCGAGGCGCTGTTGAGCTTGAGGTCGCCGTCCGGCGTGTCGCTGCCCACGGCGATGATCCGGTTGGCCAGACGCTGGCCCAGATAACGCACCCGCGGCTTGTCGGCGATCCAGGCGAAGCCGCTCTGGGCGCTGCTGTCGAACATTGAGGGGTCAAAATATTCCTGTTGCGTGAGGATATAGCCAGAGGATGGCGGGTTGTCGGTCTGCACGAACTGCGGCTTGTCGTAGTCCCAGGACTCGCGCAAGGCGCTACGGCGCACTTCCGCCAGGCGCAGCATTTCGGCGTAGCGCGTCAGTTGGTCGAAGGCGATTGTCATGGGAGTAGACGAGAACGCCGGCGGGTACAGCGCGCCGCCGGGGCTGCCCATGTAGGTCGTGCCGCCGGCCAGCGAGTCGGCGATAATGTTCGGCGTCACGCTCGTGTAGGCCACGCCGTTGTTCACGCGCTCGGCCAGGTCCACGGTGCGCAAATTGCCCCTGAGCACCAGCATCGCCGCGCCGGACGCATCGACCTCATACTCGCGGTCAATTACCTTGCCCTGATACATCAGGTAGTCGTAGAGCGGGTCCTCCAGCGGCCGGTTGTTCTCCTGCACGATGCTGATGCGCCAGCCACGCCGTATCTGCGAGCTCAAGGGCGAGTTGCTGATCAGCCCATCGTCAACGGGGATGCGCACTTCGAAGTCGCCGACGCGGTTCTGGTAGCGGTGTGTCTTCCAGGAGTGGACGGCCAGCACGCCAGCGATGCCCGTAGGCGACGTGAAATCGGGCTTGTGGATGATGATGCCGGAGACGCCTTCCTTCTGCGGCTCGTAGACCTTGAAGAACTGCGTAAGCAGCGTCGGGACCTGAGCGCCGCGCGTAATGTTCGCGACCAGGCGGCGCGTCTTGCGATGCCTGCGCAGGACCTGCGGCAATGGCTGCTTTAGGGGCAGATCATACGAATCCGTGAAGGCATCGGCCGTCCAGAAGGTCTGCGTGCGGGCCTGGAGTACGGCGTTGCGGCGTCGCTTGGCCTTGCGGTCCATGCGCTTGAAGGCGTCGGGGACGCGGAAGGTCTGCGAGATTTCGGTAGGGTCGTTAGGAGCGGCGGCAGTGAAGGCACCTACTGGCGGGACGTTGAACGTATATTGATAGCCCAGGCCTGCCATTTAGCCAACTTCGATGATCGAATAAGTGTATGTGAAGTCGGCACCTGCAACTCGCTTGATTTTGTAGGTCAAGCTGACCGACTCTGGAATAGACCGATGTGGCGTTTCAATGACTAAGGGATTCAGGCCGCCCGTATAAGTTATCGGTGAGCCTTCCATAACTCGCACCGTGCCGCTTGCCCGGACAGCCATGCTCTCGCTAATCTCAATAACGTTTGCGGTCGTAGCAGCCACTAGAGGACTTAGGTCAAGACGTAGAAAAAACATGCCAGCAGCGTTAAGAGCAGCGCCTATGGTCTGCAATGTTCCATCTGTTAGGATTGTTCCTCCGGCTTCTTCGACAACTGTTACTGCCATAAGAACTCCTAACTTAAACCATAAGCCGTCAGATCAAATAGCCGATCACCTGCTGTGTTAATGTTGCATCTGCTCCGCGCTGCAACTCGTACTCCTGCTGGTATATTACACGGCAAGGACACATTCGTCGGGCTGATTTTGTCACTAGTAGACCAACATTCAACCTGTATGTCCGGAATGATGATTTGCTCACTGCCGGCTGCACCTATCGCAATATCTATCCACCAACGGCAATTGGAGCGGATAATGTCCGTGTTTTGTCCAATCCGAAGCACAAGCCACTTGCTATCCCGTACCGTAGTTGTTATTAGCTCACTATATGCACCTTTTGTGTCCGCCGTAGCACCTGGGTCAACACTTGTTCCACCGCTGTCAGCAGTAGTTGCGCCCCAAGTCTCGACTACTCCGCTAAGGCCATAGCCTTGAAGAGCCCCTTGGCCGAGAAATAATACGCCCAGATGGTTGTTCTTTATACCGCCGCTGTGCTGAGAACGATGCGCTACTCGCAGTCCAGATGGTAAATGTAAAGGTGCATAAACATGAGCGTTGGAAAGGCCATGCTCGCTAAATTGGAGATTGGGCCAGAATATCTGTTCAGCCGCGGCCGCACCTACCGCAAGATCGAATAGTACATCACCCTGCCCGGTAGAAGGCCCCATCATGACGTAGAGTCCCTGCGCCTCAAATGGGATGGCTGCCTCTATCTCGGCATAGGCTCCTTTAACATTGGCTATACCAGACGCGCTAGACAGATGGATGCCGCCAGTCGCATCATCGCGCGAGAAACGTTGACCGGCAAATAGAGCAGGTGACATCTATGGCTTCGCTAACTCAGCTTTAAGCTCAGTGACACGTTGTTCTAAGTTAGTCAATTCTTGTACCTTTAGTTCGCGTCCGTCTCGTGCTACGAACTCACGCCTAGTTTCATCCCACTCGTAGCGCCCACCCTGCATTCCTAGAGGCTCCGCTTGGGGGCTGAAGGCCAACTCAATAGCTTCAAAGTCTTGAGTAGTTATCTCGTCAGGATGGGCTATGCCCCTCATGCCAGAGAGCGAGTAGGGTCGCTGCGTGACGGGGTCAACGGCCGTGTCTGGGTCGTCGAGGTCGATCGAGGCGGTGGTGTGCAGCCGTCCCGTAGCCTTCTCGTAGATCGCGTACCACTTCACATCCGCCATGGCCTATAGCTCCCTGTGCACCATCTCGAGCGAGACGACGCCGGTACCGGAGGAGGACTCAAGGCTGAGCTCGTTGTTGCCCGCCGTTGCGCCCTGCACCAACAGCGAGTCCTCTTCATCGGCGGCGATCCAGTGCACCGTATTGCCGTGCGCGTCGATGCTCTCCGTCCAGATTGCGGGTGCCGACGCCGTTACGGGCTGTGTGCCTGCCGTCGTCGCGGCGTCCGTGTAGGCGGCGGGTGAGGTGCTGGACTTCTTCGACGGCGTCTGCGCCGTCGGCGTGGCCAGATTCGTCGTCGAGCGCCGCACAGCGAAGCGGTTCTTAGTTGACGTCCCGGCCTCGCCGCCGATGCGGATCTCCTCGACCTTGGCGATCTCCTGCAAGCCCGTTGTTAGGCTCAGGAGCATGTCGCCGGCAACCGGCGTCACGCCTTCGCGGGCTGTCATGTATTTAGCCATTGAGATTTCCTCCTGCCCTACCGGGGCTTAAGTCAGTGGCGTTATGGTGAATCGCCAGTGCGGGTTGTATTCCTTGCTAGGAAGCGCTCGCAGCAGGGCTACTTCGTAGTCCTCTAATGGGCCTTCATAGGGCTTGCCCTCGATGACCCACGGCCCTTGCAAGCGGTTCATAGCGTCAGTGAACGATGCCGGGCTCAATGGAATCGTGCGGGGCGTTTCGTTGACGGAGCCGTCTGTCTCGATGTACCGAAACTCGACTCGATACTTAGCCATCGTTTCCCTCTCTTTTCTTCGCGAAGATATCGTCAATACGCTTGCTCGCCCTGGCCGCTGGGTCACCCAAGGATGGCCGCGCCATCTTTGCTAACTCGCGTTCCGTGAAACCCGACTGCCGCCGTGGTATCAGCTTTGGCTCGCCGTCCGGCGTGTAGATGCGCAGCACGGGCTCATTGGCCTTGAACTCGCGCAGCATCCACGGCTGTCTGTGGTCCTCGCGGTAGGCCCGCTCCACATCGGCCTTGAAGGGGTTGCAGTCCACGCGGCAGGCCGGCGACGGGCAGACGTAGCCGTCGCACTTCGTGCAGCGCTTGATGCTTGCCAGGATCGTCTCGAAGGAAACGTCGGGGTTGTCGCAGCGCAGCGAGTAGACACGGCCGCAGTGTTTGCAGGTCACCGTGGGGTGCTCCGTCGTCTTGCCCTCGATGTCCGTCACAAACAGCGTCGAAGGGTTTTTCAGCGCCAGCGGGTGTACGATGTTAGCCATCCTTTGCCTCCAGGTCGCGTTCTTCTTGCAGCCCACAACGTAGGCAATGACGGTGCTGCACCATCTCCTTGTCGGCATTCCATGAAGCCCTAGGCTTCACCGCTTCCCAAGGCGTCCAGACATGAGAATCCTGACAAAGAGTCAAGTCAGCCACTCTTCAGGACCTCCGCTATTAGCGCCTGGCTGATGCGCTTCGCCTGCTTGCCCTTGCAGCCGTTGCACGGTCTACGCGCCATCGGCCTTCTCCTTCGCCTTGGGGCCGCAAGGTCCGTGTCCCAGGCCCTTCGCTTGTGGCGGGCAGCTAATCACTCCCTGACACCAGCAATGGTCATCCAAGGGTCGCTCGCATCGCCCGCACACGTTCTGGCTCATCCCTATGTCCACGCCGGATAGAAACGGATCAGCAGCGTCGCGGTCGGCACTGCCCCGAAGCTCACGCTGAAATTGTTAGTCCCTGGGTCCAGCACCATGAGGTGCACCTGGCCGACCTGACGCACGAAATTGCTGTAGTCGCCTGAATAGGTCACGCCCGCATCGCTGGAGAACTCGACACGCCGGCTGCCGGCGTCGAAGCGCAGCTTGCTGTTCGTGGCGTCGGTGCCGTCGCGCGTGCTCTGCATCACGTAGCCCGAGGTCGTGTTCTCGATGCGCGGGTTGACGAAGACGCCGGTCAGCGTGAACACCGCGTTGTAGACGCGCGCGTTGCCGGCGTTGCTGATGCTGAACGTCTCCGTCGCCTCGTTCATGGTGAAGGCGGCGTCCGTGTTCTGCAGCTCGTTGTACCAGTCGCTGTAGGCCGTGAAGGGCAGCGCCACGGGCAGGGCGAACTTGCTCGATGCCTCCAGCCTGAAGCCCGGCACGGCCCCAAGGCGAGCGTGGCACCAGCGCCGGTCTGCCGCTGCGCTGATCGTCCAGAGCTTGCCCTTGCCGGCGCGATAGAGCTTGGAGCGGATGTTGTCGATCTCGGTGTCCAGCGTGGCGCCGGCATCGCCGAAGGCCGCGACGAAGCGGATCGACTCGACGCGGTTCTGCTTCACCGCCAGCGCCGTCCCTAATTGGTCGTAGGCGTAGTGCGCGCCGGTCAGCGCCTCAGAGGGCAGGAGCAGCGCTTGTGGCGACGGCTCCCATTCCAGCGCCTTCGTGGGGAAGTTATAGACGAAAGACGAGCCGTCATTCGAGGTAAAGCGATCGGCATATCTGGGAATAGCTATGGCAGCATCACCCCCCGCGAGCGCGCCTGCCAGGCCATCATGTAGCCGAGCGTCGAGATCGTCTGTTGAGTGTCCTGCTGGCCGCCGACATTGTTGACCGTGACGCCGCCGATGATGTTGATCTCGACGGGAGACGGACCGCCACGCGCCATCTGACGGCTCTGCTCGTGGCTGAAGACCTGGGAGCCGGTGGGCAGCCTGACCAACTCTGCACCACGTTCGCCTACGAGAGTCCAGCCGGATGCGGGGCCACCGGAGGCGCGGCCCATTACACCCGTTAGCCCCTCGGAGCCTGGGCCGAAGTCTCCAGCTTGACCCGAGACGGCAATCAGGTCCTCTAATTCCTTGCGGGCACGGAAGAAATTCCTAGCCGCCTGACCAGCCTCATCGCCAGCCCAATCGAGGCCCTTCGCTAGGTTGGGTGCCCAATGCGCGGCCTTCTCCATGATTCCTGGTAGGGGCTTCGTCGCCTCTGCCAGGTCGCCTATCGGCTGCACGGCTTCCTGTGCCGCTTTCGTCTGACCCGACAATGCCTGCGCAGCACCCAAGATGATCGGCTTGAGCTGAGACTCAGGCGTGAGCAATCCCTCAGCAGCCTTCGTTGCCGCTATTTTGGCGCCCGCTGTTGCGATGGTGGCGTCACGAGATTTCAGCAAAACATCGTGTTGTGCCGCCATTACATCCCTGAGTTTTTCATGCCGCTCAATTTCCTTAGTGAAGTCCTCAGTGAGTGCAGGGCTTTGCACGTGCTCCGCCTGCTTTGCACGCAGCGATGAAAGCACGAAGTCAATGCGCGCGATCTTGGCTTCCAATTCCGCTGTCTCCGGAGTGGGTATGCGCGCAAAACCCTGAAGAGCGCGCTGCGTGTCACTCAGACTGCGGTTGAGATCACTCGAATCCTTTGTGACGTCCTTCAGGGTTTGGCTAAAGTCACCAGCCTTGCGCTTGGCTTCGGCCTCAGCAGTTGCGACCTTGTCCGTCTCCTTCGCCAGCAACCCGCTAACGCGGGCCGACTCCTGGACGGCCTTGGCCATCTTTTCCTGCTCGGTGCCGCCTTCTCGCAGTTTGCCGACGTACTTTTCCAGCACATCTCGTTCGAGACCGTGTGCACTTGTTAAGCGTGCCTCGGCCTCCGCAAGGCTCATGACTACCTTTGTGCCGTCGCCGAAGACCTTGTTAGACGCCTGCTGCAAGCCAAAGGCCGCAGCTATTCCAAGACCCAGAGGTCCGAGTACTTTTATCCAGCCTAAGGCGCCTGCGGCTGCACCCGCGCTACTGAGAGAAGCACCTGTTGATGCCGTAGAGAAAGCGCGCGCGGCCAGCGCGGCCTGCCCGAGGGCACCAGCGAGCGCAATCATCTCTGGCGCGAACTTGCCAGCTGCGAAGGCCCCGGCCTGCAAAGGTCCAGGCAGGTCGAGAAGCGCCTTATTGACCGCAATCTGGACGGGCAGGAGCTTCGCACCCATCGAGGCCGCGAGGTCTTCCTGCGTTGCCTTGAGGATGCGCTGCTGGTTGGCTGCGCCTTCAGCCGTACGCTTGAAGTCGCCTTGCGCCTCACCGGCGCCCTTGAGCATGAGCCTGTAGACCGCGAGCGCCTTCTCCTGCGCGGTTAGCTCCTTGGCGTTGGCCTTGCCAGTCTTAGCCATCGCCTCCTGCTCGACGCTGGCGGCGTTGATCAGGGGTAGGAAGCGTTGCAGGGCGTCGTACTCACCCCTGAAGGCAGCCTGCTGCGCGGTCAGGACCTCAGTAATGTCGGCGTTGTGGAAGCTGGCGAAGTCGGACGCAAGCTCAGTGATGCCCATCGACATCTTGGCCGCTTCCTGCGACCCGACGCCGAGCTGGGAGAACATGTTGCCAAAGGCGCCCGCAGCATCGAGGGCCTGTGTCTTGCTCTGTCCGAAGCTCTTGGCCGCGCCAGAAGCCCAGCGTTGGATCTCTGCGCCGCTCTCCTTGAAGACGGCGTTGCTTTTGTTCAGCGATTCCCCGAGATCTGATGAGGCCTTGGCTGCGCCGGTCAGACCTTCAGCAAACTTGCGCGCGCCGGACTGCACCGCGCCGGCCGCGAGGAAGCCCGAGGCGATCTTGCCTACATCGTTTAGTTCTTTGCCGAAGCCACGGGCCCGCTTCTCGATATCGACGAAGACCTTAGAGGCCTTGTCTTGCGCAGAAACAACAATGGTGATCTCGTTGGGAATTTTTACACCCCAACCTTTGCCAGACGGCGTCGATTAGCTACCTGTTGGCTTTGTGTAGCCCAGCGACAGTTGCCCAGTTCGTAATTGCCGTCATTATCTTTGCGGTCGATGGACAAGCCTGCAGGGCGTTCGCCCATGTCGGCCAGAAAATTCTCAAAGATAAGCCACCGTTGACAGACTGTGATCCCGCGCCCGCCATAGTAACGAAACCTTGTATTGTTCGGGTTCAGACAGCGCTGGAGCATACCGCTCCAACTGTTGTATGTGCTGGTGTGGATGTACTTAATCGCATGACCATGCCGAACGTGAGCAACCCTCATTTTGAGTTTGGTTTCCGATGCGTGAGTCCGTCCCTTCATAGCATTGGCGATTCGAGCGCTCCATTCCGGCGAGCGGGGCGGACGCTTTATCCCAAGACGCGCTGCACTAGCACAGTTGCGGCAACGCGCTGCTGATCGGTTGGGCTTCGGGCCACCACAGATAGGGCACTTGACCTGCTCAGGCTTTCGAGTGCTGTTGACCCTGCACTGACGACAACGCTGGGATGTCACCTTCAGTTTTGGCCCTCCGCACTCTGAGCAAATAAAGTTAGCCACGGGTAAACCCTGCTATGATTGGGGCCGCATGAAAATCTACCTGTGGCCACTGGTCTACGCTGCCGGTGTGACCACGCTGGCCTATTGGCTCTTCGAAGATGCACGCAGGGCAGGCGCCGCCAAAATCCCAACTTTCACGAGTGCCGACGTAATTGCGATGTTCATCCCCTTCGCGATAGCGGGGATATTCCTGTTCCTCTATTTGCGCATGCGCTTTCACTAGTTGCCCTGCATGAATTGGTTCAATGTGCTGGCGACGCTTGCAAGCCTTGTAGTCTTTGCCACCTTGGTCTACGCCGCTGCCGCCATCGATGCCCTGGTTATCGCTTTGGCGGTGGCTCTTGTGGTCTATGCCCTCTACCGCGTGAGCAAGCACTTCTCGCACCGCTAGGTTTCCGCCGGATAAGCTTCGCTCAGCACGGCCAGCATCCGCAGGAGCGACGTGTCCTCTTGCATAAGCTGACTGGGCAGGCAGTGAAAACGTTCGCATAAGCCGATAACCGTCTCCGCCTCTACAAGCTCTGGTGGTTTTCTGACAACGGAACCATCGGAATCGACGGCTCCAGGGACAGCGCGCCATTTGAAGATGGCCCGCCTAAAGGGCTCGCTACCCTGACGACGCCCTCCTGCCAGGCGTTATAGATGGCCTTGCCCACGTCCACCGGCAGCGACAACAGCCCTTCGCCCGTGGCATCGACCGCCGCGCCCTTGATGGTCAGGTCCCAGGACTCGACCACCTCATCGCCGAAGCGCTTCAGCGTGGCGCGCAGATCATCGAGGCTGCCTAGAGCGCCGAGGTCGAGGTAGGTCAGCCATTCGTCAAGGGAGACGCTGCGGCAGAGCACTTGAGCGCCAGCGAGGTCGGCGTCCTCGAACACCAGGCGCACGGGGCGCCTGGGGACTTCGAAGCCCATCGCTACGTCGTCCAGACGGGCACAGTGCCGTCCGACAGCGAGCCGGGCGCACTCCAGGTCAACTCACCCGACTGTGGCCGGCTGTGGGCGAAGTCGCTGAACAGGACTTCGTTCGCCAGGATTTGGGCCGAGTGAGTGATCGTCACGGTGCGTCCCGTCTGGCCGGCCAGGATGGTCCTATAGTTCTTGAAAACCGCGAAGCTTAGGTTGGCCGCGTCGTTGAACACGCCGTTGAGGGTCAGCGTGAAGTCGGCCAGCAATAAGATCCGCTCGATGGCGCTCTTGTCTACGCCCGTCACATCCTGCACGTTGGACGGCATCGTCCAGTCCAGGTGTGTCACGTCGTTGCTGATCGTGCGCGCCGTGCCGCCGCTGTCATCCACGGCCAGAGTCATACCCAACGTTTTGTTGCTCCGTCTCGCGACGGGGGCCGGTCATTTCTGCCAGCCTCTGCACCTTCATTTCGAATGCAGACCAGACTATGCCATCGACTCTTGCGAGCCGCCCCTTGGTAGTCTTTACGGCCTTCCCATTGCTGGGCTGTGCCTCGGCGTTACCATCGCAGGCTTCCACCGATATTCAGGGTTATTCAACCAGCGTCACCGCTGGAGGGGGCTATATCTAACCCGATTCTTTCGCCAATTTTTATCCCCTTTCTCAGAGCCATGTTATAATGGCCTAATGAACTGCGAGTGTGGCTGCGGGCAAGAGATTCCCGCCAAACACCTGTTCCGTTACAAGCCTCCATACCTCTTGCGAGGACATCGGCTGGAAACGCCTTTGTGCGCGTGCGGTTGCGGTGAACGGATCACTTGGAGTCCGAATCTTCGTTATCAACACCGCAAAGGTTTCGTGAAGGGACATGACAAACGAGGAGTGCCAATGAGTTCGGCAACCCGAGCTGCACTGTCCGCCAGTATGAAGGGTCGGCCAGGTAACAGATTGGGCTCTAAGCAATCGCCAGAAACGAGAGCTAAAATCGCGGCGGCTCGCGCCCACCAAGTACTTAGAATCGGCTTTAAGCATTCCGAAGAGTCGAAAGCAAAGATTCGTGCTGCGAGAGCCGTGCAGACCAACGTCAACGGCAAAGCACCACATTACATGTCGAAGACTCCGACTTATCGCAGTTGGATTTCGATGCAATGGCGCTGCTACGATCCGCGCGACGCGTCTTATCCCCACTATGGAGGCCGTGGCATTTCGGTTTGCGAACGCTGGGATCGACGTAGAGGCGGTAATTTCCCCAACTTCCTCGCCGACATGGGCGAGAGACCAAGCCTTGAGTACTCTATCGACCGCATCGACAACGATGGCGATTACACGCCCGAGAATTGCCGCTGGTCCACGCGCAAAGAGCAGGCCGCAAACAGACGTGATTTCTGGGCAACACGTCGCGCTAACCATGCTTCCGCGCCTCCACTACCTTGAAAGCCTGCTCGTTAAAACTCTCATTGAACTCACGTGGCCTGACGTGCTCGTAGCCGTCGTGCAGAAACTGCACTTCTCTATCGGCATGAACGCGAAAGCACTTCTGCCCCGGCGCAAAAATGAAGACGCTGAGGCCCGGCGGCAGCGATGAGAACTGCGGGAACTCGACCGCTGCGTTCTCAGAGCTATATTCCTTGAAGCCGCGGCCGCTCTCGCGCCGGATGTAATGCGCCTGCTGCTTGCCCAGGTCGCTCGACTCATCGACGATCGTCGCCCAGCCGTTCTCGTAATCTGGACAATGGGCTTCCAGGCATTTCATGATCGTCGCCATGTCGCGCCTTAGACGGATGGTGAAGTGTTGTCGCCGCTGATTCATACCTAATCGTCCACCGGGTAGCGAGTGTGGCTGACGGCGAAAACTGCGTTGCTAAATGTCCCCGTCGTAACGACGCGCAGATAACGCTCGACCGCTAGGGTCAGACTGGTCACGATGCGCTGTGCCGCCGGTGCCGCGCTCACAGCAGTAAAGGCACCGCCCGTCACGGCGGCAAAAGCATCCCCAGCACCATCATCAGAGGACCCCTGGATTGCCACGGTAACGCTGGTCCCAGCGAACTCGAAGACGTGCAGTGCGGCCGCCAGCCCGAGGGCTGTGCCGCCGACAATGCCGCTATCTAGGCTGGCACCGTTGGTCGCGGCCGTGTCGGTGCGCTTGCCCGCCGTGAGTTGGCCATCCTTGGCTACCAGCGTTCCACCGGGACCCCCGTACTCGAGGCCGTAGCCGTTGCCTTGGCAGTTGGTAGGACCAGAGAGTGCGCCGTCCTGCGAGCGCGTCCAGTTGAAGTCGATCTGCTTGGCGACGAGCTGCGCGGCCATGTTGCCGATAGCGGAGCCGTGGAAGTAGGAGACGACGCGGTCCGCCCCTGAGCCCTTGGCTTTGAGCACGGGATGCTCCTGGTTGGCCGCGTCGTTGAAGAACTGGTTGAAGGTGATCGCACCGTCAAACAACCCATAGAGGCGCTCCATCGCGCTCTTGTTAATGGCCGTCACGTCCAGCGGGTTGCTCGGTGCGCTCAGCGTATCGACGCTGCCAATGTCGCCACTAAGGTCATAGCCATCTATGAATAGCTGGTCGCCAAGGCCACTTCCTTTCGCCACGGCTAGCTCACCTCCTCCAGCATCCCCAGCGCGACGGCCTCATCCAGACTCTTGCCGCCGCCAAGCGATTTCATGTGTGGTGGCGGCGTGAAGACATCGCCATCAGTCCAGTCAAACCATTCCTCGTACTTCGGGCTCGTCTTGTCCGGCGACTGGCGCAGGCTGATAGGGCCGGCTCCGGGCATGACGCGGTACTTCTTAGCTGCCATCTCTCACCTCTAGGACGGAGTGAACGTTGTCGTTTCCGGATCGACGCGGTAAGCCACAAGAAAATCAAGAACTCGAAACATCGTGTTGCCCAGATCCACTCTGCCGTACTCCCAACCCCACTGCGTCGGCTCCGGATTGGCAATGTTGCCGCCCAGCGTGAACTTCGCGAAAAAGTCCTCCTCGACTTCTATGCGCCACGAGTCAAGGCGAAATTCGATCTCGTCGGCTGGCTCATGAATGAAATTCTCGTAGCGGCGCAATATGACGCGGTGAATCTCGCGCGGGTGACTGGTCACTGAATCGATCTCGCCGCCGTCCGGGATGATCGCCACGGTTCCGCTCTCGCAGGGACTCCGAGGCTCGCCGATTACCACATTTGTGGCATCACCGATAGCCAGCAGCTTTGACTTAAGGTCTTCCAATGCCAGCCGGGTCGCCGTGGCCATCAGGCGTACCTCTTGACCGCACGCGCGTAGCGGTGGCCCGCCGTCTCTTTCGCCACGCGGCGGAGGTGCTGCTTGCCGAGACGAAAGGCCCTGTAGCCCTTGAAGCGCTTGCCTCGTGCGCCGCCCTCCAGCCAGGGACCGTAGACCGCGCCGTTGTTCTCGATCAGCCCATGCGCGGTCTTTGTCACCCCGCCGTGCGCCGACTTCTCGATGCGGCCGCGGATGCCCGCCTTGTAGGCGCCGCTGTCGACGCCGTGGCCGGGATAGAGTTGCGCCTTGACCCGCGCCTCGCCCTCTTTGACCAGGTCGCGTATCGTCTCGGCCTGCGCATCGACCAGCGGCTGCGTGCCGAGCTTGAAGAACGGCCCCTTGAACTCGGCGGTCATGCGAACACCCAGCGCCTGTACTTGGCCATGATCTGCTTGCGCAGTTCGGAGACATCCAGCGGCTGGACATTCACGTTGCCTTCGCCGCCGCCCATCTGGCCCGTCCAGCCAGAGCGGTCCTGCTGCAGCTTCGCCACGGCCTCGGCGGTGCAGAGCTCGACGATATCCGCCGGCGGCGCGAACTTGGTAATCGCTGCCGCATCCAGGTGCGTCGCGGCTGTCGTGCCATTGATGCCGCGCACGACGGTCAGGGTGCGGTAGGCGTAAACGTTGACGCCGGCACCGCTATGGGCAGCCAGGACGGATTTGTCGTAGGCGCGCTGGACGGTCAGGTTGTTGCCGGTGATCGATTCGACAAGCATCTTTTCCGAGTCGATAAGGATGACTTCGCCCTGCTTGACCTTGGTGCCGTCCGTGACCGTGACCGTGACGTCGTTGACTCCGGCCGTGAGCGTGTCGTTGAGGTCTGCCGTGGTGTCGAAGGTGCTGCGCTCGCTGACAAAGAGTTGCTCGCTATCGATCTTCAGCGTGTCGCCGACGTTGACCTTGGAAGCATCCAACACGTCAAGCGTGGTCGCGGCTGCGTCCGTAATCGCGTTCTCAAGCACGCCCGCCGCCTTGGTGTCTTCGCCGTAGCCCCAGCGGCCCGTAACACGGACGGCGCGCTGCGGCGTGTCCTCCCAGGTGAAGTATTCGCTGGACGAAAGGTCGATCTCGATGCGGTCGTAGGGTGGTCCTGTGTTGACCGGCTCCAGGAAGTAATCAGCCGCAGCAATGGCCGTCGCGTCGTCCGTGGCCTTGGTCAGGGCCGTGACGGCGATCAGGTCTTCGTCCAGCTCCAGGCAGTAGGCGTTGCGGTTGCGCGTCGAGGGCCAGCGGTATTGCTTCGTGGCGGTGTAGGGGATGAAACGCCGACCGAGCAGGCGCTCGATGTCTTCCGAGGCAGCTTCGACTTTGGCATCCACAAGCGCGTTGATCTGCGCGCCATCGATGCGGACGGCAGCCTTAGTGGCTTCTCTGGACGTGTACCAGCGAGTAGCGTTCGACACTTTGCCCTCTTAACTCCTTCTGCTTTCTGAAAGAAAGGGCTTGCTTATTCGAAGATCCGGTTAGCGCGCCATCACCAGGCCCTCGTGCTTTGGGTGGGCGGCGGCTGGCGGCGGAACCAGGTCAACTACGAGATGGATGCGCACCGTGTCGCCCCAATTGATCGAGGCATGCTCAATCGTTGGGTCTACCATGTAGATGCCACCCATCTCTAATTGCTGCCAGTCGCCGCCGTGGAAGTTCCAGCAGTGCGAGTTGGTCTGGAGCACCAGGTGATGGCGCAGGAGACCTTCGCGCAGTGGCAGGTCCCGATGAACGGGAATGTTGCCACCGAGGGGCCGCAGTGCCACCAGCATCGAATAGGCCCATTCGCCGGGCATCCATCCTGCAAGGTCGCCTCGGAACGCCTCCCGGACCGCGATCAGATGGTCGGTCGTCGTCCCGTGGCCGTCCGATGCCCAGGCCAGGTCAAAGGACGCAAGCCTAGCCGCCAACTCCTGCAGAGGGATCTTCCCGTCGTAGCTGCCGACCCGCTGGTACATCGATCAGCGCTGCCAGAGCCCGAGGCTGTACTCCGCCGACATACCGGTGATCGCGTTTGAGGTGCCGTACATGTGGATCGAGGCAGAACAGCCGGGCGGGATGACGACCGGCGGCGCCGATGCCGTGCGCCGGCCTACGGTGGTGATCGCGTTTGCGTCCGTGTCGCCCTGACCGAACTTCAGGACCATCTCGTCGAGCACAATCGGGATGGACTGCGCCCAAGCACCGTGCGCGACAGTGCGTTTGTTGGTCGCGCCCATGACGGTCAACACCGTCCCGCCAGTGAAGGCGTAGATCACGCCCTCGAAATCGTTGGGCATCAAGGGGTTGACATTGAACACGCCGTCCGTGCGGTCAGCGCCGCCGGTCGGGGCGGTCGAAAGACGCGTGGAGCTATCGATGTCCACAACGTATTTCCAGTTCGTCGCCGAGGCCGGCGCCACGGTCACGCGCAGCTTGAGGAAGTCCAGAAAGATCGACCGGCCACCTGCCGGCGCGGTGTTGGCAATATGGAAAGCCGGCGTCGTGACCACGTAGGCCGTGATAACACCGTAGGCCACAGTGGTATCGATGGTCGGGTTGGTAACGACGTAGTAACTACCCTCATCCGCAAGCGCGTTGCGCTGCGACTGATAGCTGACCAAGTCGCCGTAGGGAGAACGCCGGTCAGCGGATTGGCCTGTTAGGCCATCCGTTACGGGGGTCGGCCGGCGGCGCGTGACAACGGAATCTGCAAGTGCCATGTTCGTTCTCCTTTAGGCCGAGACCACTGAGGCGCCAACGTCCAGCGGCACATAGAACAAGTCCCATTTGACCGAGCCGGTGTTGTTGCCGGCGCAGTCGAGGTCGATGGTCCCGATGGGCAAGACTTGTTTGCGGTAGGGCCAAGGACCGAAACCCGCATTTGTCCCTACCAGGGCATCAGAGGGCAGGCCGGTAATGCCGTAGAGACAGCCGACTTCGTCGTTCTCGGTCGCGAGTACGGCGCACATATCGACGCTTGTCCCGGTAGTCGGATTCGAGACCAGCTTAGTGTTGTTCGCCGTCGCGCCCATGATCACCGTCACTTCGCCGATGATCCCCATGAGGATGACGCGCCCGCCGGCGATGGTGTACAGCGCCGAAGCGGCGGTTTGGGGCAAGGTCGCCGTTGGCTTGGCGACGTGAATCCCCTGGAACTTGCGAAGTCCGATGCCTGCTGAGTAGTCGTTCATTTCGTACTCCTACCTTCAGCCTGCCTAGACGATGACCGTGGCGCTGACCGAGCGGGCGTAGCGGTTCGGGCGTCCACCAGCGATGAACATGACGCCGCCGAGTACCGGCGAGTCCACGGATTCAATCGCCGTCAGCTCGACAAAGCCGCGGTCGCTGGCCGTCACCGCTGCCAGGTCCTTGGCATCGACTTCGACCAGGATGATCTTCGAAGAGCCCGCCGTCGTGACGAAGCCCGTCGACGTAGCGCGGGTGATCGCGCCCTGGGTATCACCGCTGGTGATCTCGCGATACCAGAAGGCGATGGCAGTGCGAGTCGTGGGCACCACGTCGTCGCAGGCGTTGATCGTGATCGTCGATGTGCCCGTGGCGCCGACGCCGGCGTAGATGACGAAGAGACCACGGCCGTGGCCGCGCATCGAGTACACGTCCGACCGGACCGTGGCGGCAAAGGCATCCGCGATCGGGTCGATGCCCTTGGCGAAATGCAGGTTTTCCATCATCAACGTCATGAGTGCTTCTCCTTTGCCCTACCGGGACTTACTAGGCTCGCGTCGCCAACGTGACAAAGGCGCTCTGCGCCTTGGTCCCCTGAGCTGGTGTTAGGGTGCTGTTGCGGATGGGCTGGCCGTCGAAGCGTAGAATCCAGCGGAAGCACTCTTCGTCGGTCAGGAAGGCGACGTGAAGGCTTGAGGCTTGGGCGATGCCGCCCTTGTCGATGGTGATGTATCCATCCCAGTCGGCGAAAATGATGTCGCCGACTGTGCCGAGCGTAGCCGCCTGCTCGATTGGCGTGATGGGCCTGCCCAGCAAGAGGCCGAAAGGTGCAGCCGAGAGACCGCCCGGAGGGATGAATACCGGCACGCCGCCGACGCCGACTTCAGCCGTGAGACTGAAGAGTGCTGGCCAGACATCCTGATTCATGTACCACTCGGCCCGGGGAATCGAAGAGGCAAAGATTTGGGCAAACATCTTTTCCAGGTTGGCCCTGAGGATGGTCGCCGCCGGCTGGTTGGTTTCCTTGGCAATGCTCACCGTGCCGGCATGGCCGACGATGCCCAGCGGCATACCAGCGCCTGTGCCGCGAATCAGCGCATCGTCAACCTTGAACGCCATCTCTTCCGTGAACGCCATGCCTGCGGCGGCGCCAAGGGCAGCGGCATCCTGGATGAGCTCGTCCGTCGCGTAGTAGAGCGCCGTCAGCTTGTTCAGTTCTAGCGCGATCTGGCGGTACTTGGGCTTAGTGCCGGTGAGTGTCCCGCCCTCAGCGGTCCAGTAAGCCTGGACGCCACCCCAGCGCGAGCCATTGACGCGGCTGGTTTCGTCGACGCCGTTGATCTTCAGGCCGTTGGCATTGGTCGAGATCGGCACGCGTCGCGTCCGGCTGACCAGGACGCTTGCCTGGTGGACCTCTCGCAACAGCTCCGTCGAGAAGTCGGTCTGCACCGCGAAGCCGCCATCAGAGGCGACGCCTTCACTGGCGCCAGTAACCGCCGCCTGAATGTCCAGGAGCCGCGGATCCGGCCGGTGCGGGTTCATGGCCGCTTGACGCACGGCTATCAACTGGTCGCCGAGGCTGGCAAAGGGCGTAACCAGCGCCGTCTGGCTGACCACGCGCCCCGTCTGCTCTTCCACGGCGCCCGGCGCTTCGCGAATCTCGCGGCGGCGCTCCTGCACGAAGGCGATGTCAGAACGCAGGCCCGGCAGTTCGGCCATGATGGCGTCGCGCTCGGCGCGCTCTTCCGCCGTCAGCGGGCGGTTCTCTGTCTCGATAAGGGTGGCCAGCGCGTCGAGGCGGGCGTTAAGGTCGTGCTCGCGCTGCTGGAGGGCGATGAGGTTATCTCGCACCGGTCTGCTCCTTTGCCGACCGGCATGGAGCAGACGCGGGACGCAAAAAGAGGCGGAA